TTATTTTTTTAGTGAAATTGAATGTACATTTTCACTTAACTGCTACTGGCTTATAGGAGGGTATAATGGCTATTGCAAGATCACAACTCCTTAAAGAATTAGAGCCAGGATTAAATGCTCTATTCGGTTTGGAGTACGACAGGTATGATAATGAACATGCCGAAATTTATGACACAGAAACTTCTGACAGAGCGTTTGAAGAAGAGGTAATGTTATCAGGGTTTGGAACAGCTCCTGAAAAGGCTGAAGGAGCCGCTGTATCATTTGATACTGCAAATGAATCCTTCACTGCTCGTTACACTCATGAAACAATCGCTTTGGCTTTTGCTATAACTGAAGAAGCTATTGAGGATAACCTCTATGATAGACTTTCAAGCAGATATACAAGAGCACTTGCAAGATCTATGTCTAATACAAAGCAAGTCAAAGCGGCGAGTGTGTTAAACAACGCTTTTGATAGTAACTTCACTTTTGGAGATGGTAAGGAGCTTTGTGCGACTGATCACCCAACTGCAGGAGGAGGTAACTTCAGAAACGAGTTAACGACTGCGGCTGATTTAAACGAAACATCATTAGAACAATCCTTAATTGATATTTCAGGTTTTATTGATGAAAGAGGTTTAAAAATCGCATTGATGGGACGTAAACTTATTATTCCAGTAAACTTACAGTTTGTAGCTGAAAGATTAATGGCAAGTAATATGCGTCCTGCAACAGCAGACAATGATGTCAATGCAATTAGAAACATGGGTATGTTACCTGAAGGGTATGTGGTTAACCACTTCCTTACAGATACAGACGCGTTTTTCATAAAAACTGACTCACCAAATGGCTTTAAGCACTTTGAAAGAGCTGGTATTGCTACATCAATGGAAGGCGATTTTGATACTGGCAATGTTAGATATAAAGCGAGAGAAAGATACAGCTTTGGCGTATCAGATCCTCGTTGTGTGTTTGGCTCTCCAGGAGCTTAATTCAAGGATCCCCTTGAAGGTCAAAGAGCGACTTTACAGTCGCTCTTTTTTTATGTTATAGTTTTAATACCTTGACGGGAATAAACCCGACAAAGCCAAGACAAGGAGATTAATATGGCTAATACAACTTTTTCAGGTCCTATTAGATCTGAAAGTACAATCAAAACAATAAGTAAAAATGCGACTACTGGTGCTATTACAGAGGTATCAACTTTTGGTGATGCTCCAGTATCTTTATCTGATGGTAATGTAACACTAACTAATGCTACTCATAGTGGTAGAATTTTACTTGTTCCTGATGGTAGTCAAGACAATACATATACACTTCCAGCTCCCATAGCTGGTTCAGTATTTAGGTTTGTATATGCAGGAGGAGCGGCTGATGGTACAGATGCTATTATAGTTACTCCAGGAAATACAAATTTTTATATTGGTAATATAACTTTTCACGATCAAGATGGTAATGCGATAAGTGCAGTATTTCCAGACGGTAATTCAGAAAGTAGTTTCCAAATAAATGTTCCTCAAGCTTTTGATGTGACAATAGTTGGAAAGGACACAACTAATTATCAAATTTTTGGTAGTGTTACATCAACGACTGCTCCAGCTTTTGCTGATCAATAATAGGAGGCTTATATGGCAGATGCAGTAACCTCACAAACCAT